GTAAAATTCAAAAACGCTAAGTTTAACTTAATGCGTGATGAAAAAACTGGCAACTTCTTAGTTCCTTACGCTGCTGAAAAATATGCCAACCTTAAAAATGGTGATATTTCTGGTTTCTCAATGGGCTATATGACTAAAGCAGATGATTGTGAATTTAAAACAATTGAAGGCAAAAGATGCAGGGCAATTAAAAAAGCTCAATTAATGGAAGGATCAGTTGTTACCTTCCCAATGAATGATAAAGCCAGACTTACTGCAATCAAAACAGTTAATCCAACAACTAACTTTCCTTTCGCTGATAGAAATTATGAATGGGACTCTTCAAGTGCTGAAAAAAGAATAAGAGAATATACTGAAAGCGAAAATGAGCCTGCCGCTTCTTACAACAGATACTTTATGTATTTTGATAATGGTCGTTCAAAATTCTTTGATGCCTACAAATTACCTTTCATAGATATTATTGACGGCGAGCCTCATATTGTGCCAAGAGCTATTTTTGCTATTGCTGGAGTTTTAGAAGGCGCAAGAGAAGGGGTTAATATACCAGAATCAGACAAAGCTAAAATCAAAGAAATTATCAACAACATATATATTGCGATGGAAAAAGAGTTTAATGACCCTTCTTTAACAAGTCCTTTAAAAGGTAAAAGCCTTGATGAGGTTTCTTCTATTAAAGAAGTGGAGTCTATTTTGAAAGAAAGCGGTTTCTCTAATAAAGAAGCAAAAACACTTATTTCAAAAGTAAAAGAATTTTCTAATCAAGTTCAATGCGATGTTGAAGGCGATAAGATAATAAAATCGTTGCGTGATGCAACAGAACAAATGAAATTTAATAACTTTTTAACTTCGCTTAATGGCGAAAATATTTTTAACAAACAATCTTAAACAAAATGAAAGATTTCACACCACAAAATATGATGGAAGCCGTATCGGCTCTTCAAAACGCAGTAAAAGAAAATAACGAAGGTGTAATTACCAAAGTTACTTCTTTCATTGATTCACAAGAAAAAAAGAACCAAGAATTAGTAAAACAACTTGAAGCTGAAAAAGCTGAAAGACTTAAATTTGCTGATGAAGTAAAAGCTCGTGAAGCTATCCTTTCTCGCCCTAATTTTGATGTTAAATCAGAAGCAGGAAAAGAAGAAATGAAGGCTTTTGATGCTTTTTTAAGAACTGATATTAAAGGCATGTCTGAAGCTGAGAGAAAATATCTTCGTACTGATTCTTTAGTTGATGGTGGTGCTTTAGTTCCTGAAGCTTTTTCAACTGATATTACTAAAAAAATCATTGAAATTTCTAATTATAATGGAGTTATTAACTTCATGCGTGTTGGTGCTAAAACAACTAGACTTCCAGTTAGAAATACTCTTTTAACTGCCTCAATGGTTGGTGAAGGTCAACAAGATTCTCTTTCTAATTCTAAATATGGAGAACAGCTTTTAACTTTGAAAAAAATGCAAGTTACTGTGCCTGTTACTATTGAAGAATTGGAAGATGCAGGAGTTTCTATTTCTGAACAAATTAACCAAGATGTTGCTGAAGCATTTGCAGTTAAGTTAGGTCAACAAATTACTGCTGGTACTGGCTCACCTACTCAACTTCAAGGCTACATGGCTTCTGGTGTTGTAACTCAAGAAATTAATTCTGGCATTGCTGATGCAATTACTTGGAAATCAATGACTCTTTTAACTGGTCAATTAAAAACTGGCTATAATCCAATCTATGGTTTCAACCGCTTAACTCGTGCTACTTTATTAGCTCAAGAAGACGGTATTGGTCGCCCACTATGGCAACCAGGTAATTTAGCCGCTGGTATTCCAAATACTATTAATGGTTATGCTTACCTAGAAATACCTGATATGGCTGATATTGGTGCTGGTAATTATCCAGTAGTTTTTGCTGACTTCGCAAGAGGTTATGCTGCTGGTAATGGTATCGACATGAGAGTTATTAGAGACGAAGTTTCTCGTAAAAGAGAAGGTATCGTTGAATACACATTTATGAGAAGAGCTGCTGGATTAGTGAAGCTTGCTGAAGCTTTTGCTAAATTAAAAATCTCTCTTTAATTTTAACTTTAATTTATATATACAATGTTTGATATTTATAATACTCTAAAAGAACAACAAGTTCTTGCTCCAGTAGCAATCAGCGACAACACCGCAAGAGTGGGAACTGTTGTTGATTTAGTTGGTTTTGATGCTTTGAAATATTCAATTGCAATCGGAACTTTAGCTGATGCCGACGCTACTTTTACTGTTTTAGTAGAAGATTCTGATGACAATGTAACATACACCGCTGTTGCTGATGATTTCCTTTTGGGAACTGAAGCAGAAGCTAGTTTTACATTTGCTGATGATACTGAACAACGCTCAATTGGTTATAATGGTTCTAAAAGATATAATAGAATCACTATTACCCCAGCTAACAATACTGGTTCTGCTGTATTTGGTGTAACTGCAATCTTAGGCTATCCTTTGAATGCCCCAACTACTAATAACGCTTAATTAAACTAAGGGGGTGTAAAAACCCCCTTAACAATTAAATAAACTATGAAATTTAAAGTTCTGAAAACATTTAAAGCCTCTTTAGATGGATTTAATCTAGCTGATTTTAATAATGGCGAGATCCTAAAACAAAACGATAGTAGATTAACACAGCATTTTCTTATTTGGGCTTGTGCTAATAAAGGTTTTATTGAAGAAATTAAAGAAGAAAAGATGTTACCAAAATTTGAGAACAAAGCTATTTTTTCCTCTCCTGAAAACAAAGAAGAAGAAATAATTCTTAAAACTGAAATTGTTGAAGAAGCCGAAGAAGCTTCTGAAAACAAAGAAGAAGAAACTAAAAATAACAATAAAAAGAAAGGTAAAAAATAATGGAAACAAAAAACTATTTTAAACCAGTAACTACTGGACAAGACAATCCTTTGATTTTAGGCGGAACTGTTGAAACTACAACTGGTCAATCACTCAAAAAAGTATACTTATTCACTTCAATTGCAGATATTTCAACTGCTGGTCAAATTTATATAGTATCTCCAGTTGCTGGAACTGTCTCTAAAATTTATTCAGTAATCAATGGGGCTATTGCGACTTCTAATTCAGTTCTAACTCCTAAAATCGCTGGAACTGCAATCACTAATGGTGCAATTACTGTTGCTTTTTCTGGCTCTGCTGCTGGTGATGTTGATTCTTCAACCCCAACTGCGGCTAATACAATTACTGCTGGTGCAGCAATTGAGATTGAAACTGATGGGGCTTCTAGCAATACAGTTGAAGTTGTTTTAACAATTGAAATCACATTAAGCTAATGGCTACTAAAGACTTTCAACCAGTTTTAAACTTTGATTTACAAGCTGTAATTGCTAATGGTGCAACAACATCTAATGCAGTGGATTTATTAGGTACCAGTCTTTTAGCCTTTGTTACCGATGCTGCATTAAATGGGACTGCTTTTACTTTTACAGTTTCTGACAATTTAGCTGGAACTTATGTGCCGCTAAAGAGAATGTCTGATGGGACAACTTTAACTGCTGTTGTTGCTGTATCTGGGCAATATGCAACAAATCCTGCTGACTTTGCTTCAGTTAGGTTTTTAAAGATTGTTTCTGGAACTGCTCAAAGTGGAGCGGCAACTACAATTAAATTAGTAAATAGAAGACTAGCGTAATGGCAAACAACACTAACTGGCTACCTTTCCAGCAACCACTTAACTATATTTTGGTAACTGGAGCTGGATCAACATTGCCAGTTAGTTTGTCTGATGTTAAAACTTGGTTGAAAGTACCTAGCACTATTACTGCTGATGATAATCTAATCACTGCCGTTATTAAATCTGGTGCCGCAACATTTGAAAAAATAACAGGCAGAGATTTAATCAACAAGACCTATAAAACTTACCTAGATTCTTTTCCTTGCGTTGATGGGCTTAATTATTATACAGGTGTAAGTTCCTTAGCTCTGAAATATAATGACAACGGAATTATTTTAAAAAAATCTAAGCTACAATCAATCACTTCAGTTCAATATTATCTTAACGGAGTTTTGACAACTTGGAGTTCCACTAATTATTATATTACAGACTTACCTGATTATTCTGCAATTTACTTAGTAGCTGACAAAGAATTTCCATCTGATATTGACATTAGAAAACAAGCTGTTGTAATTAACTTTGTTGCTGGCTATGGCTCTTCTGATGCAAATGTGCCAGAAGATGCAAAACAAGCTCTTTTACAATTTATTACTTACCTTTATGAAAATAGAGGGGATTGTGCAAGTTCAAAAGATATGCAAGCAGCAATGGACTTATTCAGCCAATTTAAAATTATTGATTTCTAATGGGAAGTTGTGCAAGAATTAAAATAAGACCAGCTAAAGCTTGTATAGGTGATATGAAAGCCTATATTTCTATTTATAAAAAAACAAAACAAGCTACAAGCACCACTGCCGTTGATCCAAATCTAAATCTTACTTTAGTTGTTGCAACTTGGGCTTTACAAAAAAGCGTAAGTGGTGAAGAGATATTTGATGGCGTAAATATGATTGGCAAAATTACTGACCATTTCTTTATTCGTTATGGTGCAATCACTGCCTCAAAAATCCATCTTTTAGAGTATTCTGGCAATAGATATGAAATTGTTGAAGTAATCCCAGATTACGAAGGAAGAAGTGAACTAACACTTTTAAAATGCTCAATTAGAGGTAGTTCAGCTTTAACAAATACTAAAATATAATATGCCTAACATACTCAATCTTTTTAAAGAAAAATTCCAATTAAACAACGAATTATTTAGTGATATTTTATTTGTTAATAAAGCACCTTCTTTTTTTAAAGAAAAATATCAAAAAAACAATGATCTAATTTTTTTACTTTTTACAAAAAAAGGACATTATTCTTTTTGCAAACAATGTAATTGTGCAGATAAAAATTGTTTAAATAATAATCAAATTATTTTTAAAGCAACAGAGCCTCCAACTAATTGGGAAGAAATGGGATTGCCTAATTTTAAAAAAGAATGGCATGAATGTTAAGTCTAAAATTCCAAAATCAATTTTTAATCTTGACAAGATAATTCAGCAAGGAATTAGAAAGGGCTTGCAAAATAGCTCAATAGAAATTGCAGGTAGTGCAGGAACTACAACAGGCGGACTTATTAAAGATGAAATGAACAAGCCTAAAACAGGCAAAATTTATCCAATAATTGTAAAGAAAAGAAGAAGATATATAAATCATCAAGCCTCAAATAAAAGTGGATTAGAAAGCTCTGCAATCTTATCTGGAGAATTAGCAAGAAGCGTTAGAGGGAAAACACTTGGTACTAATAGATTAGAAATATCAGCAAATACACCTTCCGCAGCAATTCAAGAGAAAGGCGGTAGAAATGAAAGCGGAGCTTATATCGCCCCAAGAAACAACCTTATCCGCCCAATTACTTTAGCTCGTGGAAACATTATGAACAACATAACACAAGCCATAAACTCTAAAATAAAATAGTTATTGTAAGTTATTTTTATTAACCATAAGTTAATAATTGATTAAGAATTTATTAGAAAATAATATGAAAAAACTATCAATTATTATAATGTTACTTTTCGCTTCTTGCCAACCAGCTCACGCAGTTGACGCCGCCCAATACTTTGAGAAGTTGCAAACAAAATCAGAAAAAGAATATAACAAGCTTTGCAAACAAATTAATCCAAAAACCGATAGAGAAAGAATTAATTGCTTAGAAGCTAAAGTTGAATATTTAACTAATGCTTTTTTAGTTTACAGAGAATATTATGAGAATACTATTACAATCTTAGATTTAAGATATGGTAATGGATTAAAAA